ACAAAAAGAAGTAATATGATGAATGACCAACGATGCAGTAATTATAGAAGTAGAGTTTCAGCTTGAATCTGATTATCAACCTTTAGGTCATTTTGTTTGTTTAAGATTTATAGATACAACACCATCACATAATAAATTAAAAAATTTAATAAAAGAGTTTGACCAATATCCAGATGTTAAACTTGTAAACTATAATTTTAAAATTGAAAAAATTACAGAACAAACAGATTTATCAAATTTAGAAATTACTAAGCACTAATGCAGAGAACACCACATATAGTTGTTTTGAGTTAATTTAATTTGTCCTCTGCACTAGCGACCCACCAAGTCTCCCTGATGGGTCTATCTTTAAGGGAGCATTATCGCTTAAAGAATTTTATCCCTCTTGCTTACTTACAAGAGCCAAATCTCTTTTTATTTCAGTTTGTCTCACAGAAATATAACGGTCTAAATTTTGATAATGAAACTTAGCTTTGATTAATTGTTCTTCTGCTTCTGCATAATGCTTAACAACTTCTTTATACTCAGGGTCAGTTCTAGCTTTGTGTTCAGCTTCAATAACTGTTTTAGTATCAAGTTTGTATTTAAGAAATAATTTGCTGTATGTACTTTTGCGACCCTCATCTAAAATAATTACTTTTTTATGCCACTCAGACCAAGAGTTAGATGCTTCCTCTAATCTTTTATAAGCTTCTTTGCTGTTTAGATTTAAAGTGTCCATAATAACAATCCTACAATTATAATTAATCCTAAATAAATAAATTTATGTTTTTTTCTGTGTATTGGGTGTCCAAATATTATCATGGGTATTGTAACATTTCTTTTGCATCTTTTTTTAAATTTGAAATTTCTAATCTTAATTTACCATTTAACTTTTGGTGTTCTTCATCTACAATTTTAAGTCTTTTAATTTCTTCATACAAGGCAACCTGTTTATTTTGATAAGCTGTAATTTCAGCTTCTTTACCATCAAGAATATTTTTAATATTTACTACAACACTATTAAGTGTTTGTATTTCTTTATCTTTAATTTCAATTTGTTTTGTTAAGTCTAGGTTGCCACGTTCATCTTTTTTCATAATGATTCCTGTTTGTTGTATAAGGCGGAGAGAGAGATTTCCGCCTTACACTTTTTAACCTAAAAGTATTTGTTATGAAAAAAATATACTTTGACTGCTTACGCATTAATTTCTCTCTATCATAAAATTTATAATAATCATAACGAATCATTTATAGCTGATTTGCTTTGATTCGAAAAACACTAAATTTTATAGTTTTAGTTGTATCTAATGTAAAATAAGCTAGGTTTTATGCGGTAAATTTAAAGGTTGAAATTCTAGTTCCATTATGGTTAAATAGGACATTATGAAAAAAACAAATAACCTAAAAGGAGTAAATATGAAGACAGTAAGAGAGAAAATAAAAAACTTTGTAACAAAACTAGAAAAAAAATATCCTAGTTTAATTACTAATCAAATGACCTTAGGAACAGGTAATCACCCTGATTTAGATAAATACATCTGGACAGAAAAACAAGTTGGAGATGACAAACTTCAAAAATGGAAAAAGTTTAAATACATTTTAAAAGTTTGGGAACAAGTTGATAATGGTTCTAAAGAAATATGGGATATAAATTATCTATTTAGAAATTATGGTTGGTATCATTATGACAAATTATTAAGAATAGAAACAAAGGAGAGAGCATAATGAAAAAAAATAATTGGTCTAAAAAAACTTTATCTAAAGTTAGAAAACTTGCAGATAAACATAGTGTAAGTGTAAAAAACTTTAGTGATGATGATTTAAAAAAATTTTTAAATTTATTTGTAAAAGCAGTAGATAAAGTAAAAAAGGAGAGAGCATAATGAAAAAATTAGACATAATACATAAAATTGTTTCTAGCCAAAACAGAATTGGTATTTTAAACGAAGTTAATCATTTGCTTGAAGTTGTAAATTTGAAAATACAATTTCAAAATTCAAAATATTATACAGATGATATGAAAGCAAAAGATTCAAAAGATGTACCATATAATTTAACAGGTGATGAACCTCAAGAAATTAACCTTTATGAAATAGAAGATGTTTTTGAATACATAAAAAGAGTAGGAGATATTGATAAATTAAAATCTATTATAAAAAAACATGAAGAAGATAAAGTTAAAATAGATGAAACTATTAAGATATTAACCGCAAGATACAAAAAGGAGAGAGCATAATGATAACACTAAAGCTTAAACAAAAAGAAGCACAAGCTATATTAAGTGCGGCTCAAACTTTTTTTGAAAATAATATAAAAAAAGCTAAAGCAGAAGATAATTTAGCTGTTTTTTGGACAATACTTTTTAAAGATTTTGAAAAAGGTATTAAAAAAGCTGGTCAGCAATACGATAAACAAATAGAGGAGAAAAAAAATGACTAAATTAATATTATCAATTAACACTAGAAATAAGTCATTTAATTTGTTAGAAGAAGTGTATAAAGATTTTGGGGTTATATTTCATCCCAAAACACCTGTGATAGAGGTGCAAAACTTTATTAAGGAGAAACTAAATGCAAAAGCAAATAGTGAAACTTCAGGCAAAGTACGACAAGCAAATAGTGAGAGAACAGGACTTGTTGGAAAAGCTAAAGAAACTGAGGTTTCAAAAGAAACAAGTTGCTTGGAAGATGCATCAAATAAAACATCATCCAGCGATTTTATAAAGAGAGAGGACAGATAGTTATGAAAAACTTACTTTTAATCGCAACCCTTGTCTGCTTTTTAAATGGTTGTGCTTCATATCAACCAATCATTGACACAAAAGGCAAATCTAAATTTGAAACAAGTAATGCAAATAACATTTCTAACGATTTAATATTGTGTGAAAAACTTGCAAAGAATAATACGACATTTTTAGGAAATATAAATTTTTGGATTACATCACCTAAAGCTGAGACTCAATATACTGATATGTATAGAAAATGTTTAGAGGGGAGAAATCATAATGTACTTAATTAACGATAGAAATGATTTGCAAAAAATAATTGCTGTAAAAAGCAAAGAGCCAATTAATAAATTTTTAAGTTATTTAATTTTGGCTAAATTAAATGAGGGATGTTCTAAATATAAATGTTTTATTCAAAAAACTCATAAGGATATTTTTGAAGATATTTATAAAGATTACAAAGATGATGAAGACTTTAGTAAATTTATGGTTGGCTGGAAATCTAATTATGATGAGTTAAAATTATTAATTAGAATAGAGTTATACAAACATTTAAACTATCAGTATGTAAAAGAAAACAAAAGTCATAATAAAATAATCACATATACTTTAACAAAAAAAGGGCAAAACTTTTTACAATCAACATTAAGAAATTGGTTTTATTTTGAAAGTGGAAGATGTGAAATTGAGAGTGTTATATATGCAAACTAGAAAATGTGGCGATTGTAATTTGTGTTGTAAATTACCTCATACTAAATTTAAAAAAGATTATGAATGGTGTTCTAATTGTGAGGTAGGTGTAGGCTGTAAAATTTATGAAACTCGACCAAAAGTTTGTAAAGATTTTTCTTGTTTATGGCAAAAAGGAATGATTGATGAAGAATTAAAACCAAACAAAGTAGGTTTTTATATTGTTCCTGAACGAGAAGAATCTTTAAGAGATAAAATATTTACTATTTATGCAGATACTCACAAAGTAGATAATGTTTTAAAAAAACTCAAAGACATAGATTTAGTAGATGCTGATGGTTATATTTGGTCTTATGTTATTAGATATAATAATAATGAAGATGATTTAGCACTATTAGATAAAAGTAAATATGGAAAAAAATTAATTTTTCATAAAAGAGGAGATTATGTCTAAACCAACAGCTAAAATTCAAAAACTAAGCTTACAATGTGCAAGATGTTTTGACAAAGATGCAGACAAATTAGCTTGGTTTGTAGGAAAAACCCTTTTCAACGAGTCGTTACTCTGTCGGACTTGTTGGCAAGGTCAATTCAATAAATTGACAGAGAGAGAACGAAAGGAATGGGCTTTTTATGATAATAAAAAACCAAGACAAGATTGCTGAAATAA